TGGACATTGATGATTCAGATGCAGAACTGACAGAGCAACAGGCGAAACAGCTACAAGAGTATTTACACCAGCGCATTGCGCGCTGGCATTGGACACTAGTTAAGGAGTTAAACCGATGACGACAGGTAAACAAATCATTGCTCAATTCATTTCTGAGCGGTCTGGCTTGACATTGCAGGCAGTCAACAACGCCTTAGCAGATGACCACACCGGCGATGATGAGCTACCACCGGCAATTGAGGCCGCCTTACGGCAACAACTCGCCACCAGCAACATTGATGTTATGGGCGGAATCCTCAAGGGTATTGAACAGGCTGGAGAGCAGTACCGTAATCGTAAGCGGCTTCTAAAGAAAAACCGAAGCCGAGGGAGGGGGAAAAATGCCAATTCGCATAGCTGACATTTTCGCTAATCTTTCAGTACGCACCGCAGACTATGACCGCGGACTACAACAGGCCCAGCAAAAAGCTGGTGTTTTCAGCAACTTCATTCAAGGCATTTTCCAAGGTGCCGGGCAGCGTGCCTTTGGTTTGCTGACCGAAGGGATCGAATCCCTGATCAGTCGCATGGGGGACGCGGTTAACAAATCCAGCGATTTGAATGAGAGCATAAATAAGACAGGGGTGGTATTTGGCAATGCCGCTGCCGGTGTAGTCGAGTGGTCGCAAACTTCAGACCGTGCACTAGGGCTGAGCCAGCAAAAAGCCCTGGAAGCTGCCAGCAGTTTTGGGGCGTTGTTTGTGCAGATGGGGCAAGGGCGCAGCAAAGCGGCTGAAATGAGTGAAGGGCTGCTCCAGATTGCCGCTGACTTAGCCAGTATCAACAACAAAGATCCTGCTGCTGTCTTTGCCAAAATCAAATCTGGTTTGGCTGGTGAATCCGAGCCATTGAAGGATTTAAACATCTTTCTAAATGAAAACGTTGTAGCTCAAAAGGCGGTGCAGCTAGGACTAGCGCAAAGCAAAGATGCTGTTACTGAGCAAGCCAAGGTAATGGCCCGCTATGCCTTGATTGTGGAGCAATCCGCCTATGCACAGGGCGACCAGGCGCGAACAGCCAGAGAGCTGGCTAATGCTCAGCGCACCCTGGCTGCTGAGGTAGAAACCGGCACAGCCAAACTAGGTGATAGTTTCAGGCCGGCAGTGACAGCCATCACCAACATTCTGGCCGACTTAGCCCCACAAATGTTCCAGTATGCGCAGGCAGCGATGGATCAATTTGCCAACGGCTTAGCCGCTGGTATTCGTGCAATCATCCCAGCTATTACCGTAGTTCGTCAATTGCTTGCCTACTGGTTTGCACCAGGCTCACCCCCAAGAGTGGCACCCGACATTGATAAATGGGGTACCGCTGCCATGCAACAGTTTATAGGCGGCTTTACAGCGGTTGATGTAAAGGGTGCCATGAGCAGCATTGGCAGCGCCCTTGAGCAGATTTTACGCTCTGATGTGTCTGCTGGCAAGGCTGATGAGGGTGGCTTAGTCAGTAGAGTAATAGGCAGTCGAAATGCCATTGCTGCTGCTGTGGCTGAGTTTAAACAAATTGGCAGCGTGGCGCAATCGACCATCGATAGGATTGCGCGCAGTGCCGGCAGCTCTGGTGGTGCAGTGGCTTCACTGGTTAAATCCTATTTTGACCTACAGAAAGCCACAGATGCAGTAAATCGAGCACAGAGCCAGCTTAATGACATCACTGCCCGCTACGATGCGATTATTAGCCCACTGCAAAGCCAGCTCGATGGGGTGAGAGCAGAGCAGCAAAAGCTGGCTGATCAACAAAGGCTGATTGCCGCTAAGAACACCTTGGCAAGCTTCGATTCTAGTGCTGCTGATAAGCGCGCTGCCCAGCTTGAGATTGAACAAATCAGCCTGGAAGCACAGATAAATTCAGCCGAGCAAAAGAAGAAAGCGGAGACAGATGCAGCCCAAGCCGGTATTGATGCTGCCAAGCAACAGCAGGATGCTGAGCAGAAAAAACTAGACATTGCCCAGGCGACGATTGATCAGCAAGTTCAGATTAATAACCTCTTAGGTGAGCAAAAGCAGCTTGAAGAACGCCTCGCCCAGCAACGGGAAGCCGATGCCAAGCGCCAAGAGGCTGAAGCAGAGCAAGCTGCCAACAAGGCCAAACAGCAGGCAGAGCAGGCTCAACGCTTAGCTGACCAGTTGCATGATGCCCAGCTTCGCTACAATTTAGAAATCAGTGACACCCCCGGCAAAATCAAGCTGATGGAGGCTGAACTCGCCAAGACCACTGTAGGCAGCGCTGAGTATTACGGCATTCTCACGCAGATCCATCAACTGCAAGAGCAATACAATAAAGAGCTGGAACGTGCAGCAAAGCAAGCTGGTGATTTGGCTAATGGCGATATTGGCACCGGCATTGGTGGCAATATCACCGAGCCATTGGGTAAAGCCAGCGCTGCCGGCGAGAACTTAGCTAAGGCATTGCAAGAAGCTTTTGCACCTTTGCCGGAAGCTACCGAAAAAACAAAAGCACTGGCTGATAAGCTTGGTTTGCTGGTTGATAAATTAGCGGCTTTGTTCGGTATCGACTTCTCTGTATTCACCAACAAGAACAAAGAATCGCTCCAGCTTTCCGGTGATGAGTGGGATCACTATGAAGAGCGGGTGAAGATTGCCAACGATGGCGCAACCAGCAGCTTTGGCGATTTTATTGATAGCGTCTCTCGGAACCTAGATGATTTAAATAACCTCTTTGCCCTGTTCAAATCGCTTTCGGTTGGCGACTGGTCCGCAGCATGGGACGCCATCAAAGCCATTGCTGAAAACAATTTCAAACTGACTGGTGGCGGGATCATTGGCTTTTTGATGAATGCTACTGCTAACTTTAATCAGTGGTTTACTGAGAACACTGCCGGTTGGGGCAAGTGGTTTGCAGACACATCCAAGGCAATGGGGCAATGGTTAACCGATACAGCTAACCAGATCAGCAGCTTTGGCTCAACCTTGTACCAGTCGGGTCAAGCGCTCCTTGGTGGTTTCTGGGATGGCTTAAAAGATAAGTGGGGCGAAATCTCAAGTTGGTTTACTGATAAACTCGCATCCTTGCGCGCTCAACTTCCGTTTTCTGAGCCTAAAGATGCATCGAGTCCTCTGCGCGGTTTATCGAAATCCGGCGCCGCAATGGTGAATATGATTCAAGCCGGTATCAATTCAACACAATTGGACATTTCAGGTGCACTGCCTGAAGGTGGTTTGTTAGCAGGTGCTACCACCAACAACACAACCACCAACGGCTATAGTTTTGGACCATTCCATATCACTGTCAATGGGAATGCGACAAAAGAAGATGTGCAAACCGGCGTACAAGACGCCATTTTATCAGCCCTACGGGCAAAAGGATTATAAAGAACATGACTACAAATGAAGCACAGAGCCAGCTAGACACACTCAAGGCAGAGGCAGCAGCCTTGCCACAGCAAATCAAAGATGCAGTCAACAGCATGCGCGCTGGTGAGGTCCGACGCTTAAAAGCCAGAGAGGATGAGCTGGCTGATCTCATCATTGGGGCTGAAATGGATCTCATCACTGCCCAGCTTGCAGCCTTGCCCTCTGCTCAGGAAATGGCGCGGCGTGGCCGGCAGGCTCAGGCAGAACTTGAGGCAGCAGAGCAGGCCCACAAAGCAGCCGTTGAAAAACTGATTGCTGTCAAAACTCTTTACAATGCAGACATGGTATCATCGCTGGCCATAGGTCAGCAGCGGGATCGACTGATGCGCGCCCGGCAAGAATTGGAGGTGCGCTTTGCTGTTGCTGCCGGTGAAGTGGTTCTCTGTGATGGCATGGGTAATCCTGTGCCTAGCACATCAGACAAAACACCAGAGCCAAGCAAGGGTGAGACACCAGTTAGCCCTTTTGCTGGCCACAGTGAGATTGGCCGGAAGCAACCAGCAATTCAGGATCACCGATTAAAGCGTTAGCAGTTATGCTGCGTTGTAACAGCTAAAAATTAGCAGTTACACGAGAAACAGCTAATTTTAGCGGCGATACTGCAAAATAGACATCACCAGTACTCTCCTGTAAAACCAGGGTAGTGATTGACTCCACTGCCCTGGCATGCTATCATTGAAGTGCAAAATTTCAGCGGTATGATTTTACAAAACCTTTCCAAATTCTTTTTTGTTGCAGAAACAGCCGGTAGACACGCATCCTGCCGGCTGTTTCGCATCTATCTGCCAGAAAACCGCACCAAACCCACGCAGAGCCTTTTAAATCATTCAAGATATATAAATGTACCCTCAGCCAAAAATAACGCCTAAAATCGCTTTGTAGCGGTTTTTTTGTAATTGGCGCTTTATCTAGCTTGCCAAAAACGGCGCAAAAATTTAAGGATGCAAAACGGCAGAGTTGTGCTATAATTGAGTTATGCTAATACAAATTAGCAAAAGTCATAACCCTAATTTTTGGGCTAGATGCTCACCCGCAAAAGTAGTCATCTAGCCCAGCAACACAAGAAAGGTTCTTTCTCATGTTAGCTATGAATGTTACCACAGCAACCGCCAAAGTTCCAGTAGTGCGCAACACCAAGGGCCAGTTTGTTCCTGGTTATGTCGGCACCATGATCCGGCACACAGAAGCACAGCAACGCCAGCGGGCGCAAGTGGCCAGTGACATTGACCACCAAGTCTGGCTGGCCGAGCATGGCTTAGATGGCATTTCACCTGATGAGATTTTTGCAGCATAAGTAAGGCAGCAGAGCAGGTGTACTAAAGTAGTACACCTGCTCTGCTCCTGAAAAGGTGAAATGACCATGAAAACTCAAATTGTGTACTTGTATCATTTTGCGGATAAGTTTGGCCATGCGCAGCATTACTTAGGCAGTTGCAGCAACCTAAAAGTGCGTGATGAGCTGCACCAGGCAGGGCAGGGTGCCAAGCTCCTCAAGGCAGTGAGAGCAGCCGGTATCAAATTCTGGATTGTCAAAACCTGGCGCGGTGGCAGACAGTTGGAGCGCAAGCTAAAGAACCGGCACAATGGTGCTAAGCTTTGCCCCATCTGCCAAGCTAAGCAAGCCAAAAACCAGATCCCTGCTGATGTGGATTTTTATGGGATGCTAGATGATTTGCGTAGTGGCAAGGTGCAGCCACTTGCACCACTGAGCAGAGTGATTGAGGATGAGGCAATAGGGCAGGATTACAGCGAGCGGCCCTATTTGTACTGAGTGAGTGAGTGTAGGGGTGTAACTGTCTGTTACACCCTTTTTTCGATAGGAGGAAACCATAATGTATGACGACTTAGACGATTGGAAAGAACCAAAAGATCCAGCAGAATTAAAAACCCTACGTGCTGAAGAAAGAAAACAAGAGCGAGAAAATAAAAAGCGTTGGCAAGCTGAGGTGGATGCTTTCATTGATGCTTTCAGCCAGGCAGATATAGTTTGGTGTTGTCCTCCAGTTGAGGATATGCCAGCCCTCTATTTTTTAACTAAAGCAGAGGCAGTGATCCGTGAGATTAGAGATGAGGCTGACTTTTATCAAACTAAGCGCCCTGCTATGGATACCGTAATATATGATGGTGGATGCATGGCAAATCTAAATATGGCGACTGTACCAGATCCGTTATTATCAGTGCCTGCTGTAATGCAACCAGCAGAGCTGGCCACAGTTACACCAAACTTTCAGCCCATTATTGATATGGTGCTCAACACTGTATCAGAGCGCAGCCAGCGCGATTACGGCAGAGCCTTAAAGGATTTTATGACCTGGTATCAAGCCACCGGCCAGCAGGAATTTACAAAAGCTGCCATCAATGCCCACATTGCCGCGCTTAAGGCTGCTGGGGTGACTGATTCAAGTATTAATCAGCGCTTGGCTGCTATCCGCAAGCTGGCCAGAGAAGCGGCTGATAATGGGTTAATTTCAGAGAGTGCAGCTCAGCCCATTGCCCGGATAGCTAATATCAAACGCCAAGGCAAAAAGCTGGGCAACTGGCTCACCAGAGAGCAGGCAAGGGCCATGCTTGCGGCGCCGGACACTACCACTGTCAAGGGCTTGCGTGATCGGGCAATCCTGGCTGTGATGCTGGGCTGTGGTTTGCGTAGGGAAGAAATTGTCAAGTTGGAAGCAAAACACCTCCAGCAGCGGGAAGGGCGCTGGGTGATTCTGGATCTGCAAGGCAAGCATAACAGGACGCGCACTGTACCAATGGCGAGCTGGGTAAAGGCCCTGATTGACCAGTACGCACAAGCTGCTAACATTGCAGAGGGTGTGTTATTTCATCGCATGTTGAAAGGTGCCAAGGTTTTAGACAAGGGCCAAGGCATGAGCAGCCAAGCTGTCTGGGACATCGTACAGGAATACGCGCCGGTGCCTAATTTAGCCCCGCATGATTTACGGCGCACCTTTGCCAAGCTGGCAGCCGGTAAAGGTGCCCCACTGGTGCAGATTCAAAAGACTTTAGGTCATGCCAGCATTCAGACAACGGAGAATTACATAGGAGCTGATCAGGATTTGAAGAAAGCACCGAGCGATTACATTGATGATTTGGTTTAGTTACAAAGGAAACAACCATGACACAGCAGTTAGATCCTAATCCTAGAAATGAGTTAGGCAAAGGCATCTTAGACCCTGCTCAGGAAAAGCAACTACTTGAGCAGGGCTATATTTATGCCCGTAGAATCTTTTTGCCCAATGGCAAATCTCATCTCCGCTTGTCTAAATCACCCATCAAAGACGTTGCCAATCGCATTGCTCTGGATGCATTGAAATTCCAACTAAATAATACTATCGTTTTTGATGAGCCAGGCCGGTAGTAAGGCTCATCACCGGCTATAGATACTAATTAGATAAACCAAGATGAAAAACAGTAAGCATGCAGCGCAGAAGCCAAGGGCAAACATGGCTAGCCCATGTTGTGCCACATTGGTTTTGTGATTAGTCTCTATTGCCTCTATTCGCTTTTGTAGGGATTCTAATACCATAACAGGCAATTGTGAGGCTTCTGGCCCTTCCTGTGCTGCTGGCACTGGTGCAACGCTCACAGGCACTGTAACAGCCGTGTTAGCCGGTACGTTAGCCTCTGTTAGCTTGGCGTTAATGGCTTCTACAGATAAGCCACTATCACGCAGCGCTTTGATTTGGCGCATTGTCTCTACATCTGCCCAGGTAAAGCGGCGTGATTGCCCAGCAGTAGGATTCGCACCATCGCTTAGGTGCTCAGCGTGATACTCTGCCCATCTGCGGATAGTCATCACACTAACATCAAACATGCCGGCCAAATCATGGGGCGCAAAGGTGTGTAAGGGATTGTGATCGGGCATGGTAGACTTTCTGTTAGGCTTTGTTAGGATGTAAGCACATTGGCTAACAGTAACACAGACCTAACAGTTAGTACAAGTGACCAAATCACTATGCGTATTGCAACCCTGTATAGGGTGTGATATAATGTCGTTAGAGTTTTACGAGTCTAATGATTTTGGAGGACTATGACCACACTAACGCTAAAAAGCGACGAGGCTAGACAACAATGGCGTGATATATTGGACAAGGCACGGATGGGAGCTAGAGTAGTGATTGAACGCTATGCTCGCCCTGATGCTGTGATTGTCGGATATGAGCAATTCAATGCTTTACTACAACGCATTCAAGAGCTGGAAGCCTGGCAGGAAGCCCAACGCATCAAACAGAACATTGATTCAGGTAGTGAACAAGTCGTAACATTTGAACAGCACAAAGCACGCATGGGAAACCTTTATGACTTGGACACTAGAATACAGCCAGGAAGCTGATAATTATCTAGTCGGCAATCGTCCTTATTCAAATGATGTAGCTCTAGCGATTTACAGGATCAGCCTTAGCGATTCAGGGATACCAGATACAGGGGCGCATCAACTTGAATCAGGTATCCTTATGTGTACGCTAGAGCAACATACTGTTGTTTACGAAAGGATTCCTGAGCGGCAAACGCTTAGAATACTGGTTATCAAGCCAAGAGAAGAAGTAATTTAGTTATGAACGTCTATGGGCAGTGCTTACGACACTAGCCCATAGACTAACCATATAATCCGTAGACATCACCTACGGGCTACAGGCTAACGCCATTATAGCCCATCTACGGACATTTTATCTATCCGTGATGGGCTTTTTTGTTGCCCATCCTATAATCAGCCTCAGGAGGGCAAAATGTCTCAAATCATCCTCAATGAATTGAATGTTGGCACCTATGCCAGCAAGCGCGAAGCAGAAGTCTTGATCGCCTATCTGCAAGGCCGAGGCTATAGCGTTGTCTACGGCGCCTATGATCCCCAGGCCGCACAATCAATCAAGCCAAAGCATTGGAATGCAGCACAGCGCGCTGCCTGCAAAGCAGTAGCAGAGCAGCCTGCTACACGTGACTTTGATACTCTCACCCTGGCACAGCAGGCCGCAGCGCTGGCCGAAATCAACAGTTTTTTGGCCGAGCTGTTATGCAAAAAGTTGGCTGATGCAATGCCGGCACCAGTTGAAGATCAATTTCTGGCCGAAGCCTTAGCCCAGGCAGAGGAGCTGCTGTCATGAAACTAGATGCACGCATCAAAGAGCTGCTAGACCTGGCAGAGGCCGAAGGAATCACGTTACCCTATGACCCTGAAACAATCATCCGGCAAGAGGATTTAGGGAACGTAGTAGACTTGCTCACGGGCGCAATCATTTTAGGCGAGGCCGATACCGTCTACTCGTGGGCATTGACACCCGAAGGTGAGGAGCTGGCCCGTATCCTGAAAGGTGAGGTATAGCTGTGGCAAGTGTTTATGATCGCCGCATGGCAGAGATTGCAGAGCAGAGGGCAATAGAGCGCGGTGAGCTGCACCGCATTGAAGAAAGCACACAGACCATTGAGGATGGCATGAGCAGCCCTGTAAATTGGTTGCTCATTCTTGGGGCATTTGTGGGGATTCCTTTCACAAGTGGCTTATCTCTAGGGCTGGGGGTGCTAGCCTTGCTCAGAATGACCAAAGGTGGCAAGGCTAACGTGCAGGCTATGCAGCCAACTGTGGCCGATGTTGCCAGCCCTGGTCTAGGGTGCGTGCGTATATTTGGTGCGCTGGGGGTGCTGGTTGGGCTGCTGGTGCTGCTGGCGCTATTCCTGGCTGTAGTGGCCTATAACATGGGGGTGAAACCGTGAAAGAGAGACAAAATAACATTGTCACGATTGACGAACAGGAAGCAATGGGGCTGCGACGCCCACGGCGTGAGATGGTGCAGCCAGAACCGCAGCAACAGGCCATTGTGCGCCGGATGCCACCGGCAGAAATCAACCAGACATCACACGTAATCGACGTACAGCCCAGCGCGCAGCACATTGTCACGATGAAGACCAGCGCACGCGACCGCGCCGAGGGGTTCTTAATCGCCACCGTGCCATTGTTCGCTGGCCTAGGTCTTGGCATGGTGCTTATCTCTGTTTTCTTCTTTGGCGTCCCGTTTATGTCGCTGACGGCGCTTGTGATCTTCTGGCTCTCTTTCGTCGCCGCCTGGCTCATTGCCTACATTTACACCTTGGCTGTCAGTGCTGAAGGCATTGCCATGTTTGAGGCTCGCCAAAAGTGGAATGTGATCAAGCGTGAGCAGGAAGAACGCTGGGATTATTACAAAAAGTTGAACGGTGGTGAGTGATGGAACTGTTGCAAGTGGTTGATCGAAAGAATGAGATCAGAAGCATGGCAAATCCTGGCGCTATCAAGCAACGCATAGCCCAAGCTGCCCAGGATTTGAACCGCGCCGGTAGCATGGCTCTGCATGTAGAGCTGGCCAACGAGGCCCTAACCAAGTTCACCCTGATGCTCTATCAAAGGGATCAGGATGGTGGCTGGGCCAACATTGATGGTAGAACATACCGGCTATTGGTGCCTGCACCGTGGGGATCTGCTGGCTGGCGCGTGTGGGGTTTGCGCAATTGGGAGAGCAGGATTCTTCGCAGCATCATGCTTGAGCGGGTGCAGGATACGCGCCGCCCATGCCTGTTTGACTACAATGGAGAGGCTAGAATCTGGCATTTAAACGTGCTGGACTATGGGGTTATTGAGGCTGCGCAACACTATTTGCAGCGCAGCCCCATCACCTTGGCTGAGTGGCGCAAGCATGACAACGCCTATCGCCAACGTGTTCAGCATGTAGGCACAGGGTAAGCACAGGGTGCGCACAACGTGTTCACACCCTGCGCAATGGCTATGAATTAGCCATTGCGCAGGGTGTGACAAGGTAGGATATACCAGAGGTAGGAATTAATCAGGCGATAGAACAAAATATTATCGGCTGATAACAATAAAGGCATTAGCTTCAGAAAAGCTAAATTTACTGAAGCTAACTTTAGGACTAAACAAAGGGAGCATTATTACCTTGAATTCTCAGATCATGGGTGCTGTGGTAAAATTGAGGATAATAGAAAATAAAAGAGCGCTCTGCCAGGTGTCCAGCCATTCAGAGCGCTCTCTTGCATGCTTCATGCAATTGTGCTGCTATTGTACGCCATCCAGATTGGCGTGTCAAGCGGCATGATTGCACGCATGAGGAGAGCGCTCACCTACTGGCCACAGACGCCGGCAGTGTGGGCGTTTTATTTTTTCATGAAGAGAGATTAATCAGATGGCATTACCACCATTGGCAGAACTTACTGCACTTGACATTCTTGGGTTTTATCAAAATCCAGATGTGATCGAGCTATTTCTGAAACAACATAGACTTGAGGAGAACTTACCACCCAATGAATACACCCCAGGTGATTTGGCGTGGCATAGCTATATCCTGGTGGAAGGAACGCACCTAGCTAAAGCACTCAGCGAGCTTTCTTCTGAAGATGTTATTAAATTCTGGGAGAAAAAAACAGGCAAGCGTAAACGTCCAGGACCAAAATTTGAGCCAGTTCATGTACATGCTTTCAGGTATATCTATGTGAGCAAAAAAACACGCACTCAAGCATATGAGGAAATTGTTCGACCCTATTTGGTTAAGACAAACCGGCTTCACCTAACACCAGAGGGTGATCCAGACCCTGGGCAAGATTTAGATGCACGAGAAAGATTCGAAAAAATAATAGATCGTCTTACTGCCAAAATCAGACCAAAAACATAGTTACCCCCGCCAATCCCTCATTTTTTGGCCCAATTGCGGGGGCATTGAAACACGGCATAGCCATGCTATGATGCTCAGTATGGAGGTGAAAATGACAAAAACAATCAAGATTGCACTAACTGAAACTGAAATGCAAGTGCTGGCAAAATCAGCAGCACTTGATTGTCGTAGAGTTGAAGAACAAGCACGGTTTTTACTACGCACGGTTTTTGCCAGAGAACTGGCTGAAGCTGCAAAAGCAAACAGCGACACCACCCGGCAAGGTCAAAGTGTCGCTGTTCGTGTGTAACTATTCATCCTTAGCGAAAGGATATTTCTATGACCATTTTACAGCAAAAATCCCGCCAGCGCAAGAGCCTACCGGCATCACACCGCATGCAGTTGCCAGCCGAGCCACTGCCCACCTCGCCCAATCAGATTTTTGACAATGAGTTTCGTGCCCAGCACATGGGACACTTACTACTCAATGCCTTGCGCAGCGAGCGATTTACGGTGCCCTGTGCTGGATGTGGTAACCATGTGAATATTCCATTTAACTCCCTAAAAGTACGGACATACTGGCATAGTGGCAAGCCGATGCACGCCTATGCCATTTGCGAAAAATGCTTGGGTGCAGCAAAAACTCATGAGGATTTTGAACGGCTTGAGGCTGCTATTCATGCCTCCCAAGGGCCAAAGGTGGTGCGATGAGAAAGACACCTGACATGAAACAAGCTGCAATGCAACTTGTTGAAAAAACAGGATGGTACATTCATCCACTTCACACACCGCTCTTTGTTAACGGTCGTGTTGGGTGCACCTGTGAACAGTACAAGCGAAGCGTTAAGTACAAGCGCTGGCTTGATGAGCAACACGCCATTGGGAAACATAGGGACAAAGAGTATGATCCTCAGTTCGAGTGTGACACACCTGGCAAACATCCTCGTTTTACGGCGTGGGAGGATGTAGCCAGCAATGATCTTACACAAATTTGCGAATGGTGGGAACGCTGGCCAGCCGCCAATATCGGCGTTGCAGCAGGTAAATCAGGACTACTAGATGTTGATGCAGATGCATACAAAGAGAATTATGCTGGTGCTGAGTTGCTGACATTTGAAGAACAGGAAACCACTACTAATTTAACCGGCAATGGCGGATCTCATCTTGTCTATTTGATGCCAGCAGGCAAAACCTACGGAAACAAAACCGGCGATTTACCAGATGGTATTGACATTCGGGGCTGTGGTGGTCAATTCGTTGCGCCGCCATCATTACACCCAAGTGGGCAACGGTATCAATGGGAGGATGGCTTTGCACCGTGGGAAACCACTCCGCAGCCATTACCAAAGAAACTGATTGCTATTCTAGACAAGGCCCAGAGTGCAGCCAGCACACCAGCCTCATTTTCTGGTGAAATCACAGAGAGGCCGGATTTATCACGTTGGAATCTATCTGAGGAAATCAGAGAAAAAATAGAGCATCCAGCACCGAACCGAGATCGCAGCAGTGAGGACCAAAGCGTAATCACCAGGCTTGTTTCAGTCGGTGCAACTGATGATGAGATTCTATCCGTTTTCCAGCATTACCCGATTGGTACGGATGGGAAATTCTCTGAGTCTGGTGAGCGCTATTTGGCTATTAGCATTGGAAATGCCCGTAAATATGTAGCAGAGCATCCCAGCCAACAGTCTGCCACCGGCAAGAAGATAATTAGTGCTGCTGAATACAAACAGCGGGTTGATCTGGATGATGATGAACCATTGCACGATGGTTTACATGTTATTGTCAACGGACAGAAACTCAAGATTACAGCCTGCGAAGGCATGATTGACGGTGTGATCAACTATCTGGTAGAGGGTAAAAGCGAACCTCTGCCAGAAACAAAACTATCGGTCGAGGTTGATGATAGTCCACCTGTAGATCCTTGGGTACAAGCGGTGCGGAATTTAGGCCATAAATTTAGCCTAAATCGACTTGAAGATATGATCGAGTGCAACGGTCAACGACTAGATGAAATCACTCTATCAAAAATCTATCTCCACATGCGCCGGTATAAGGCTGCTAAAACCTATGTCGATGATTGCATCAACCTGCTGGCTGCTGAAAACACCTATCACCCCATACAGGACTATTTGAACAGCCTACAGTGGGATGGGAAAGATCATCTTGGTAAATTCTTGACGCATATCAACAACGGGGAAGGCGACAAATATATCTATGATGGCAAAGAATACCTGCTGTACGGTGCCATCCTTATGCGCTGGCTGCTGGGCTGTGTGGCTCGTGGTCTGGATGGTGACAAACCTACAGCCTTTAAGCACCAGACGCCAATGCTGGTATTGATTGGTCCACAAGGCATGGGTAAATCTTCCCTCATTCGCTGGCTTGTGTCTGGTGTAGGGATTGAGTATCACCGCGAAGGGATGCTGGACCCACACAACGCCGATCATATCCGCAGCGCTGTAAACAAATGGATTTGGGAGATCTCCGAGCTGGGTGCAAGCCTACGCAAAGGTGACCGCGATGCCCTAAAGAGCTTTATCACCCAGGAGTGGCACACTTACCGCAAGCCTTGGGGCAAGGGGAATATTACAAAGCCCCTACTCTGTAACTTTGTTGGCACTGTCAATCCTGAAATAGGCTTTTTGGATGACCCAACGGGCAACCGGCGCTTTCTACCAGTCAACATCACGGCAATCAACCACGATTATAAAGAAAAAATTGACGTTAACCAGCTCTGGGCGCAACTGGTACACAATTACAGAAACGGCTATTCACCAGAGCTCTTGCCAGAGGAAAAGGCAGCCCTACAGGAAACATACAAGGACCATGAGGTCGAAAACCCTCTACAGACCTATTTGCAAATGTACTTCACCATTGATGCCGGCAATGAGGATTTGAAGTGTTTTACAGCAGACATCATTACTCGCCTGCAAGCTTTCGGCGTGGCCATTGCCAACAATCCAAAGGTTGCCGGCAGAGAGATCAATGATGCCCTGGCACCGTTAAAAGCCAAGCGGAAATTTCTAAGCATTGACGGTGTAAAAGGCTGGGGTTGGATTGGTATTGCTCCAAACAACCGCAGAACTCCATATGAGGACCAGCAGGAAAAAGCGGCACGCACGCCACGCCAGCACGCTGTAGCGGTATCATCAACTGCTTACGCAAAATCGGTTGGTTTTGAGTAGCAGTATCATCAATGTCCTGTAGCGGTATCATCAGTATCATCAAAGTATCAAATAAAAATGATTGATGATACCGCTATTATAGGTGTAAAAACATATAAGTATCATCAATGATGATACTTTATAGCAATAGTTACATATAAGGTATATCAGGTTGATATGCAACAAAATCAACAAAATAAAACTTATAGAAAATTGATGATACTGATGATACTGATGATACCGCTGCTGCGTGCGGCTGTGGCTGTTACGGAGTAAAAACAGGAATGAGCACAAAACCATTACCAGACATTCACGGCTGCTACAGTTTGCTTGGGGCTGTTGTCCGGCAGGCCCGTGCTGATGCCAAGCAAGACCCATCAGCAGTGGAGTTTTTGAGAATCATCAATGCGCCGGTAAATGTCGAGAGTCGGCGCCGCCGTGTTATTTCTAAAGAGAGAAAGAAGCTGAAAGCATGACATTTCGGGGTGTGATGCATCAAGCGATGGGCGATCTCTTGCTCAAAACAACATTTAGCAAAATTGCGCGCCGGTTGGACATTGATGATTCAGATGCAGAACTGACAGAGCAACAGGCGAAACAGCTACAAGAGTATTTACACCAGCGCATTGCGCGCTGGCATTGGACACTAGTTAAGGAGTTAAACCGATGACGACAGGT